CAGAGGTTTGGTTGAGAAACTAGAAGATATGAACAAGCGTATGTGGCGATTAGAAGGATTGACAATGGTATCAACAATTGCTGTTGTAGGAGCAGCCGTAACGGTTGTTACGCTGATAGTGTAATGGTTGACCCAGTAAGTGCAATGGCAATAGCTGGAGCAGCTTTTAACACACTAAAAAAGGGCGTAAGCATAGGCAGAGATATAGAGTCGATGGGCAAAAGTCTTTCGCAGTGGATGAGTGCGGTGTCAGACATAGACAGAGCGCATCACGAAGCCAAAAACCCACCGATATTTAAGAAAATATTTAATGCAAAAAGTGTTGAAGAAGAAGCGATAGAATTATTCACTCAGAAGAAACAATTAGAGAACCAAAGAGACCAACTCAGGGTTTTAATAAGTAGTATGTGTGGGCCAAATGCCTGGCAAGAATTGCTGCGTATGGAAGCTGATATCAGAAAACAACGCAAAGAAACATTGTACGCACAACGAGAAGCCAGAAAACAGTTTGTAGAGGTTATTAGCATTATCTTTCTTGTGTTAACAGTTGCTGGGTTTTTTATATTTATTTTTTATCTTTGGCATAATAGAGGTTCATTTTGATACAGAAGAAATTAGAAAAAGATAGTAAATACAGTTACTTAGATGCCGATGGTGATGGTATAGTTGATGATGATGAAATGCGTTTGCATGAAATGGAAATGCAGGATAAAAAAGAAAATGCACAACTACGAAAACTTACTGCACAAAGACGTATGGCAACAGCCGTGTTATGTTTTATGGCAATCTATACTTTGCTAATGTTTGCACCGTTCATACCAGATACACGCATCAAACTGCTGACCGACTTGTCAAACTTGCTATATATAACAGGCGGTGGTATCGTAGGAGCATACATGGGTGTTTCCGCATGGATGAGTAAAAAGTAATGCTATCTATTGTAGGTAAAATATTAGGTTCAGATAAAGTCTTAGCAAAAGGCATGGATTTGATTGACTCTATGCATACATCTGAAACCGAAAT